ATTGTGTTGATGCTTGTATTTTCCATACGTTCCTAGAGAAGTAAAGGACATACATTTATTATGCAGTCCTTTTCCATATGCTTACAACATAATAAGGTTGCATAATATTGAATGGTTGAGAATTTCCAGTTTTAGATGTTAAATTATCTGCTGAAATGGATTCGGATGACCAGGCAGGAGAGTTGGTTCCTCCATAATTAGCGTTACCCCAATTTCTGTTTTTTGTCATAATATGGTCATGCGATGCAAGCTCATCTATGAGCATTTTATGTTTATATTCACCGCCTGTAGATCCAGAAGTAAAAGACATACATTTAATTTAAGCAGTTCTACGCCATATATAACAAACTATGTATGGTTGTATATTATTGTGTGACTGACCACCGCCGGTAGTATTAGTATTTATACCTTGAGGGAATGATCCACCATTTTGGACATCATTGTTATAATCGCTTCTCAAACCGGTATTGTTGTGGGTATCAGCTACTACTACTTGTTCGTGAGAATGATTTGGAATTTGATCTATTGTTAAAGTCTCTTTGTATTTTCCACCGCTCGAAGAAGCAGTAAATGACATACATAAACTAAGATACTCGTTTCCACATATACACACATAAACTAGGCTGAATGATTTCAAATGGAGTTGATTTTCCAACTCGTTCAACACCACCGCCATAAGTAGCATCTTTTCCTTCTCCTCTCATTCCGAATATACCTGTATTAGTTGAGGAACCATTTACCCATTCAGGAGCGTAGTCGTGCCAGTGGTATGCTAATTCATCTATAGTCAATTCATGTTCATAACTACCATACTCTCCGTTAGCAGTAAAAGACATACTAATGCTCATAGTAGTCTGCTAATAGTTCAACACACTTTCTTTTGAGTTCCATTTGTGGATGAACATATAAATTCATTGTAATAGATACATTCGAATGTCCTAACAATTCAGAAAGGCTCTTATAGTCACAGCCACATTCAATACATCGTGTTGCAAACGTATGCCTTAATGAATGAAATTTACGATGCGGAAGATCCAATTCTTTTAACTGTTTATTATAGTAGAGCCTGTATTTATTTGGCTCTATATATTTATCTTTGCCAGTAATGATGTATTCATCATTTTCTCCTTTTAATAGTACAGCGTATTGCATGATCCATTTGTTCAATGGAATGGTACGTATGCTAGATCGTGTCTTTGGTGGTGTGATATTCAGTTTGGAACCATCTTCTTTGGTATAAGTACGTATCATTGTTTTATTAATATGCAAAAGTTGTGTATCGAAATTAATATCAGACCACTTAAGGGCACACAGTTCACCGATTCGGAGTCCAGTGTGAATTGCTAAAAGGATTCCAAAGTTTTTATTACAGATTTTAGATTGGAGGGAATTTATCAATGTTACTTGATCTGATTTTTCGAAAATCTCTACCTCCTTAGGCGGTTGGTAGGGAAGCTGTATTTCAACACTTTTTCCAAGTGTAAGTTTGAGTACAGTAATGATATCTTGCGCGTATTTTTGTGAAATTCCACCTTTTCCATCGCATCGCCCATGATCCAATTGATTCAATATGAATTCTTGAAGAATGTCATTATTCAGTTGATTTACTTCATAACTTCCTATATTTGGAATGATTTGATTGTGACTGATATTGCAGTAATTGGTATAGGTAGAATATTTCAGATAGATTTTTTGGCTTTTTAGCCAATCTGTTAAAAATTGTTCATAAAGCATGATTGAGTACCTTCTTTCATGCTTTTTATTTTAAAGAAAAGAGGTAAAAAACATGAGTGAAGAATTGAAAAAAGAAATGAATGAAGAGATCTACGATGACAATCCTACATACGTAGAACCATCAAAGGATATCAAGATTGGATCATTGGATATCACATTATGTAATGAGTTAATTCAAGAAATCAACGATACATTGAACGTCACATTTATATGTGCTTCAGAAATCGAAGCGATCCAGGATGCCTTTGCAACAAACAAAGATCCAATTGTCTATGGAGATGATTCTTATGAAGGATATACAACCATTGATGAATTTGGTTATAAGGTTGATAAAGAAGAAAAAGTAATCTATCGTGTTGTTCTTTCAAAACCTGAAGCTGAAGAACCAGTAGCTGAATTAACGGCAGATCAAGAGTATACAATCAATTGTGCAGTCATGCTAATGAGCGATGAACAAGCATTGAATTGTATTAGTGTATTCCCAACATGGGAAAGTTATAAAGGTAAACCATTGACAAAGTTAAATGAGCAAGGGAAAGAAAACCGAATTGAATATCAAGGTGAGTTGTGGAAAGTACGTCAAGACATTCCTGTTGTACTTGAAAATCAACCACCATCAATTGAAACGGCATCTTTATATGAAAGAATTGACGTTGAGCATGAAGGAACATTAGAAGATCCTATCCCTTATGATCAAACAATGACTGTTTTTAACGGAAAATACTACATCGAAGATGGAATCATTTATAAATGCATCATAGACAGTGGTCAACCTTTATACGCATCTTGTGCGAGTTTAGTTGGAAATTATTTTGAAAGAGTAGAATAGAAGGTTGAGGATATGAAAAAAATGAAAGCATTTGATTTTGTAGATTCATACAATGCTCTTGTTGGAGCGGTTATTGCATTTTTAACAATGATATTTGGCGAACACTGGTTCTTGTTTGCCTTTTTCTTAATCTTAAATATTATTGATTGGATCACCGGTTGGATGAAATCCAGAATGGCTGGAAAAGAGAACAGTGTGAAAGGTTGGCAAGGTGTTTTGAAGAAATTAGGATACTGGTTGATGATTGTCTTTGGCTTTGGTATTGCAGCATGTCTAATTGAAGTTGGTTCAACAATTGGTGTAGATCTTCAAATCACAACCGTTCTTGGATGGTTTGTGTTAGCTTCATTAATTGTTAATGAAGCAAGATCAATCATTGAAAACTTTGTCGAAGCTGGATTCAATGTACCTATGGTATTGCAGGAAGGATTGGAAGTTGCAGATAAATTGATTAATAAAGAAAATGAGAGCGAATAATCGCTCTTTTCTTTAGGAGTTTAAAATTATGAACTATATCGATTTTAAAAATCAAGTCTTAGGACGTGCCTATGATCTAGATGGGTATTATGGAGCCCAGTGCTGGGACGGTGCAATGTACTATCTAGAACGATTGGGATACAGTCGCATCCATTGTTCAACATCCGGTTATGTTAAAGACATTTGGAACAATCGTGCATCGAATGGTATCTTGAATTTCTGCGATGAAGTCAGCGTGATGCAACCAGGAGACATTGCAGTGTTCTTTGAATGTTCTGCGACTCCTTATTCTCATATTGCAATCTTTGACAGTGATGCAGGTGGAGGATATGGTAATTTCTTAGGCCAGAACCAAGGAGGCGCTGGTGGAGCTTTTAACATCGTAAGGCTTCCATACAGTGCTACATTCGCTACTGCCTTCAGACCTAAATGTTTCAGTGGTGGTGGAAGTGCATCCGATAGTTATGATCCAAGCATGCTGATACCTGAAATTGGCGTTGCTACTTTTAGAAACGATATTCCAATCACAGTGCATCGTGATAGTCCAACTGGTCCTGCTTTTGGCGCAATGTATAAAGGAGAAGTCCAACAGTATGATTACAAATTAGTTGGATTTGGGCATCGTTATATCTCATGGAAATATGACAAAGACCCAAGCATTCGTGTCTTTGCAGCAGTATCACCTACTGAAGCTAGACCAGCTGAAGGCAGTGATGATCAATGGGCAACTTTTAGTGAAGTAAAGGAAGAGAATCCATCTGTTCCGGTTGATCCAGAAAGACCGAATGAAGAACCGGAGAAACCGGATTTCTCTGAAAAGGTAAAACATTGGGGTTGTGATATTTCGGAACATCAAGGAGACTTTGATGTATCGAAGTATGAATTTGTAATCATTCGTGCAGCATATGGTACGAATGAGGATAAATACTTCTTAAAAAATGTAGAAAAATGTAGAAAAGCTAACATTCCATTTGGTGTGTATCTATATGACTATGCGCTAAATGATGAGCAAGCACTGGAACAAGCTAGATTCCTTTACAATTTATTAAAAGAACATGATATCGTGCCGGATCTTGGTATCTGGTTCGATATGGAAGATGCAGATGGTTACAAAGGCAAAAATGGTGTGATGAATAAAGATAGATGCACCAGTTCTTGTAAAATCTTCTGTGAATATTTCAAAGGGCGCGGATATTATGTAGGAATTTACGCATCGGAGAGTTGGTTTGGAACCTATATCGAAGAAACAGGCTATCCTAAATGGATCGCTGCTTGGATCTCAAACGATGGCAATCTAAATGCGGATCGTTCCGAATTATGCGACCTATATCAATACACTTCGAATCCAATTGATAAAGATGTAATGTATGTAGAATTTGATGTATTTAAATCAAAACCAATTGAAGTGGAAGATCCAGAAGATAAACCGGATATTCCAACATTCCCTCAATTCGATACAGAAGCCTTAAATGAATATTTAAAAGTTTGGGCAGAAATCGGTAATCGAATTTTGGGAAAGAAATAGTGACAGAAACACTTAAAAACAACAATTGAATAACTACTTAAACTAACTGTGTAAAAAAGCCTGCCTTCTAACGAGGGCAGGTTCTTTTTTTTATGCTTTGATGTTTGGAACTGGTCCTATATTATATTCATAGCATTCTTTGATTTCTTCATAACTGAAATCATTCATTAGTTCTTGGATGCGCTTCTTCAGTAATTTTTGATCGCAATTCACTTCAAAATCTTTTTTAAAAACAACGTTTATGATCAACTTGGAAAAAGCATTGGCATCGATTTCGATTGACTGGTTTTCGTATCCTTCAACATCTGATCCATTATAATTCAGTACTTCTTCTCTCCATGTTTCTGCCATTGTCTCTCCCCAGGATGGATGCATCACTGCCTGGTACTGATAGATGTGTCGCAATTCGTGTGCTATGATAGGATATAGCATAGCTTTATCGATTACATCCATATCAATATATATTTCATTTTTTTCAACAATCGTGGTAGATGCAGCACTTCCTCTTAATGTAAAAGGTTTTGCTAGTTGATCATCAATATCTTTGAATTTGCCATTCTCTTTTATAAAAATTCTTGGCTGATTGATAACCAGAAGATCGCATAAGAATAGTATATACTTTTTCATACTATTTCCTCTTTATTTCAAATTCAATTTCATAACCAATTACATCCAGTATCTTTTTGGCATCAGCCATGCTGAAATTCTTTTTATTCAATAATTTATTTAAATTTTGTGGAGACATGTCTAATGCTTCTGCAATTTTTCTTTTTGTGAATCCACTTTCTAAAATAGCTTTTTCGACTTCGATGATAAAAGCATCATTATCTATATATTTCATATATGATTTCCTTTCTTTTACACCATTATAATAAACCATATTCACTAAAAAGTAAAATAAAAAGGGTTAAAAATAATATAAAAAAGTGTATAAAATAGTTGAAATATAAACCGAAAAGGTTTATAATATACATGTAAAGAGGAAAGGAGGTAAAAAGATGAGCAAGAAAAAAAGATCTAAAATCGACTGGAAAGAATTATTAATCTTATCGATTATAGATCTTCTAATTGGAATAGCGTTAATCGCTATAGAGAAGTTACTCCCCTAACTTCTCTTCCAATTATAACTCATTTTAAGATAATATGTTAGTAAAATTAGGAGTTTTTCTTATAGCGATAGGAATCGCTAAGCTAATCATTTCAATCATTTTAAAAAACAGAGATAAAAAATAAGGAGGATAAATAATATGATTAAATTATTTGTAAGCGAAGAAGCAATCCAAGAAAAGGGAATTTTTGAAGATTATTCATTAAGCAATTTGAAACGAATTGCAGATCCAAATGGCTATGTAAAATTAGATGATGGGTTGTTATTATCCAGAGATGATATGGATAATCTATATATAAGCAAAACTGAAGAAGATGAATGTTTCGAAGAAATGAAGCTAGACTAAATGGTCTAGCTCTTTTAAATATTCAGATGGATCAATCTTTTCTCTCGATCCATCTTCATTTATTCCATAGACTTCTATCCTATTAATATTATTAGGCCCAATCTTATCTAAAAATAAAGATAGATCTTCAGGCTTGATTTCGATTTCCATATTATCACCTCCTGATTAATAGTGTAGCGATCAAATCTTACAAAATCATGACAAAAAGTAATATTTATCATAAATAGCAGTAAACTAAATGTATCCAAATGGGTACATGTAGTTTACTGCCTACTAGCGTAAAAAAATATCGAGTGAGTCATCTTTATGGACAACAATATGATCAATTATTGTTCTCCAAAAGATGGCTTTTTGTTCTCTAGAGAAAGTTTTATATAGAGTTAATATCTTATTATCAAGAATATATTGATAACGTTCTCTCTTCTGCTCAATGTCAGTGCTGCAATTCATCTCTAATTCAAGAAGCTCTTTTTCTGTTCTGCTATATTTAGATTTGAATTCATTTTCTGAAATGAATCCATCAATATACAAATTTTTTATTCTTTTCATCTTTGTTTTTAAATTTTTTATCTTACTGATATTATCTTCTGATAAGGTATTTCGTTTTCTTTCAGCTTTATCCAATTCTAAAATTCGATCATTCAGTAATTTCTCGAATTCATTCAATAATGCTAATTCTATTTTTCTCTCTGATTTTGCAAAGTGTTGTGCAGTTTTTCCATTTTCTCTTCTTGAACATATATAATAATTTGAATTTGATAAATTCTTTCTGTGTGAAGAAGCCATCCTTCTTCCACAAAACTCACATCGTAAAAGTCCAGAGAATAAATATGTGACTTCATTCTTAGAATGCTTAACATATTTATTTTTACTTATATTATTAGCTTCGAAAAAAGTTTCATCATCAATGATCCTTGGAAAATAATCTTTGATACCGCGGAATTCTCCTATGTATCTTCTGTTTTTTATTATGCCTCTGACTTTGGTGTCTGAAATGTATGTATTATACTTTTTCGATAATATTCGTGCAGCTACATCCCAATTTCCAGTATCGATATATGTACTGAACGTATCTTTTACCATCTCAACCTGGTTTTCATCAATTACAGGTTTTTTATTTTCTATCTTATATCCGACAGGGAGCCTACCTGTTAGGACTTCACCTTTAGCAACTTTAGCTTGCATAACGTCCAAGATTCGCTCTGAATCTTTTTCGATTTCTCGTTGAGATAATGAAACACGTAAATTAAACATAAAACGTCCATCAGCTGTGGAGGTGTTTATGTCATCTTCGAATATTGAAACTATCGATACATTTTTCTTGTCTAAAGCTTCCACGATTTTATTAGCATCTAATATATTTCTGGAAAAGCGGTCTAGGCGAGTAAATAATATATATTCATCTCTTCTAACGTCTTCTATCATCCTTTTAAATTCTTTCCTCTTCTTGATAGAACTGGCACTATAACCATTATCAATATATGTACCAACGATATTATAATTATGATCTGTACAGTATCTTCTGCATGCGTCGATTTGAACAGGAATAGAAATATCTTTTTTCTTTTGCTCGGCTGTAGAAACACGTGCGTATATTCGTACATTTTGCATTGTACTCATCCTTTCTTTTTTATTAAATATATTGCAAATTAATTGCATAATTGAAGCAATTAATTGCTTGTGGTAAAATGAGTACATAAAAAGATATATGGTTGGTAGCCATTCTTTTTATGTATTGGGTGTATTGCAGTACACCTCTTCAACACTCCTTCAGCATTGCAGTGCTGGAGGATTTTTTTATGTTATAATTTTATTAGGCTTCGGTATCCCGTGTGGACCGAGGTCTTTTTTTCAAATATAAAAAATAGGGAAACGGTACAGGTACCGTCTCCCCGGAAAAAGCAAGGCTTTTTTGTTCTTCGACGGTATTATATATTTTTTATACTAACGTAGTCAACTATTTTAATTAAAAAACTATAAACAGATGTTATTACAGTATCTTTTTCAAAATAGTCAGGGTGTCTCAAAAAACGATTTTTAAACAGATCGTTGAGATCGTCATAAACATGTTTTTTCATTAAATCACTTTTACAAACCCAATCAAAAAGTAGTAATGTTGCTAGTGGACCGAAGTTTTTTTATGAACATATTATTCGAAATTCTTAATTGATTTTTTTAATTTTCCAACACATCTAAAATGTTCATTCAATGGATCAACCGGTATTGGATCATAATTACTGTTCATAGGTTTAAGAATTATCATTCCATTTGATTCAGTATATTTCTTACAGGTTGCCTCATTTTCATCAATACAAAAGGCTCCAATCATACCAGAGTAAATTTGCGATGTTTTTTCAAAAACTAAGAGATCGCCTTCATCAATTCCAGCATCTTTCATTGAATCACCTTGAGCTAATTGGCAATAATAATTATTGGGATCTTTCAGTCCTTTTGACGGAACTGGAATATATTCAATTATGTTTTCATCTGCAAATCCTCCATCACCGCAACAGATAGGCGGATATAAAGGAATTCTAATAAAATCTATGTTTGATGATTTGTACATATTCTCATCTTCTACCGTTCCTACTATAACGGATGGAGATAAGTTTAGTATCTTAGCCAAAGATGCAATTCTACTTCTTTTCATGTCACCAATATCACCACTTTCCCATCTAGATACGGTGGCTTCAGAAACATTACACGCTTTAGCAATATCAGCCAAAGTTAAGTTCAAATCTTTTCTTCTACTTTTTATAATATCTTTTAGATCCATAAGTTCACCTCCAATCAATTTTATTATATATCTATATTGCATAAACGCAAGATAAAAAGCAAAAAAATAACATTTTTTGCATTTACGCATTGACTTGCGTAAACGTAAGTGTTATTGTTTATACGTAAACGTAAGGAGGTGTTAAGATGAACGCATTGCTCTTAGAATTGAAAACGAAAGAACAAGGAAAAACTAATGAATATATGGCAAAATTAATTGGTGTCGATCCAGCAACATATTATCGAAAAAGAGCTGGTATATCAGAATTTACAAGAAGAGAAATGCAATTAATAAGAGGAGATTTAGATTTAACATCTAGAGAATTTGATGAAATTTTTTTTGCTGATATACTTACGTAAACGCAAGAACAATTAATTGAATCTAAATCCTAGAAAGGAACATAAATGAGCTTAAAAGATTTTCGAAATAATCTTGGCTTAACACAAAATCAGATGGCTGAAGAAATAGGTGTATCTAAATCTTATTATTCAAAAGTTGAATCCGGTTTTCAAAAACCAAGTTTTGAATTTTTGAGGAAATTGAAATCGAGGTTTTCAGATGTGGATATTGATGAAATGTTTTTCTAAAAAAAACAAAACGTCAATAGAGGTGCAATCTCTACTGACGCTTGCCTGAATTTATTCACTCTTAGCACTTGCAAGTCATTAATGATATACAAGTTCCTTGCGTACCTTCGGTGATACACAAGTACCTTATACAAACAAAAACAACTACATTAAATTGCACTTAATGCTTCTATGGGCGCTCCATCACTTATGCAGTTTCAGTTCTGCATAATGTATATGATTTAACAGCCCGTTAGCTGATGGATTCAATGAATGAAGTGTGTGTTCATTCATTGAAAAAGAGAGCAGGGCAAATTCAAAACTGCTTTCAAAAGCGTTCCTCCTTTGCCTCATAGGGCATATATATTTTATCACAATTTGGAAACATTCAAAAAAGAAAGAGGTGTAAGGATGGAAAATGATAAGAAAAAAGCACTCCTTGAACTGATCAAAGAGTGTGATGATGCTGAATATTTGAAGCAAATCTCTTATACAGCACTTGTGATGTCAAATGCTGTTGCAGCCATAAAAAAAGCCAATTCATTGGCAGATGAATCGGCTCATATTAAAAAAAGGACCACATACAATGTTAAAGGAATCAAATGTCATCTGATAACCAATGATGATACTTCTCAAGGATCTCAACAAAAATAGTTGCACTAATATTCACTATATCGTTTCCAATATTATTTGGGTCAAGTTCTTTTAATTCCTGAGGGAACGAATCAACTATTTTTTCAATATCTTCATTCTTTAGATATTGAGATTTAAAATCATCAAAATTTTTATTCATAAAAAAACTCCTTTCCAAGAACATTATACAACGAAAAGGATCAATAGAAAGAGGTGATAAAAATGGAAACCGAAAAGAAAAAAGCACTCCTTGAACTGATCAAAGAGTGTGATGAAATTCAATTTTTGGAAAAGATAATCAGAGAAGAAAAAGGATTATCGATTATCTCAGGCTCAAAGAAGAAACACCCTACAAGAGAACGTCTCGAAATTGGGTGCATCGTTGATGGAGAAGAATTTGAAATGATGTTAAGAGAAGAAAAAGAGGAAGAAGACAGGGAGGTCTTGTCACTCATCTTTGACGAACTTGAAACAATAAAACAGATGTTATCTAACCGGGTTATCTATATAGATGGTGAGAAATATTACAAATTTTAGTAATCAATCAAGTCAAAATCTTTACCATGAACTAAAGCATATTTTGAATATGTATTGATATCTAAGGTATATTGATAACTTTTATTGTTTATATCTTCGTAAAAAACGGTTAAATGATGTCCTTTATTCAAGTAGGAATTATTAAAGATGGCGATTTTAGAAGCATTTGGTGGGATATCTATATTTTCTAAACCAACATAAGGAAAATCAAACTCAAACTCTGATTTATAAACTTTTAAATCAACATCAGTACTGAATTTTTTTACCTTTGCCGGAGTTTTTCCAACGTTCTTTATCTTTATATAAGTGGCATTTTTCGAAGAAACGATGTAAAGAACAACATAAGGACGTATCTCTCTTTGAGAGATTTTATAAGATTGGTAACACGAAAATGCTGCAATAAAAATAGATATAGTCGAAATAATTATAGGCAATAAATTTAGTATATCCATAAGATTTTACCTCCTTTCCATAACCATTATATAACGGAAAGGACAAACAGAAAGAGGTGTAAGGATGGAAATGTATAAAGGATGTCCTAAAGGCCATCCAGGTCCTAAAGGAATGAAGTATATGAGCATGTTAGAAGCTTATGAATTTGTATCAAAATCGTTAGGTGTGAATAGGGAAGATATTCCTGAATTTGATAGTTTTGAAGAATTATTTAGTTGGTACCATTCATCAATAAATTCTAAGAAAGGTTTTGACGTTTGTATAGAACATACAGATGGGACAAACTCTCATAAACTATCAATAACTTGGAAGTAAGGCAAAAGATTTAAAGCGACATAACCTATGGCAAGAAGGCTCGCTTGGAAAGCATTAGAAAGGGGATGAGAACATGGAAAAAGTAAGAGATGGGGATTTTATCGATACATCTGCATTCGACTGGTGCAAATGGCCAGAAGAAAAAAATAAAAAGATAAAACATCAGCAGAAGCGAAAAACATATGACGTAAATATCAGGCTTACTGGTGGAATCTTATCTTACGTGCTTGCAGGATGCAGCATCCTATTATCTGTTGTTGGATTTCTGATGATGGTCACGATGATTGTCATTCGATTTGGGATTTAGAAAGGAGAGATTATGGTATACGGTGTTTTAACAGACAGTCGATTAAAAGAAGCAATAGAAAAAGCACTGAACCTTGAAAAAATGACACAGGTTACAGTGCACATAAAAAAAGCGCCTTCCGCCGACCAAAGCAAGAGCGCTTAAAAGTGGATAGCCTAAAATATCCACTCCTATTTTAACACAGAAAGTTCCTGGCTTACAAGCAGGGCATCGGAGTTCTTCATTAATTCTGAACCGGTTTTATAAGCTCGATCATTGATAATGTGCAGATACGATGGTCATTAAAAAAAACTTTTATGCGGTCCGGTGTTCTGCTTGTAGGTCAGGAGCAAGAAAGAAAAGGAGATCTAAAAATGAAAGAAATAACGTTAACGGAAGAAAAATTAATGGAATCAGTAGCTAAAGCTGTATAAAACATCTTAGATACAGCTCCAAAAGACGAAACATTTGGAGAATTATTAATAATCCATACGATGGTTGGAGGCATGATTGCAGTAGAATTGCGCAAGATTTTGTTCGGGGGGGGCAAATCCTCAGACTACTAGTGAGGATCTAAAGGCATGAAGGAAGATATTTTGATTGACCTTCTGCAAAGAACTGGAAAGCAGTCAAGAGACAAGCTTGTCAAAGCATTAAATCTTGACAAAAACAACAAGCATCCAGACAGACAGCTACGTATCATCAAAGAGCACATCAATCTGTCAGATGGGAAATATAAGGATGTTCTTATCGTTGGCTTCAGTGCCAGCAAGGGTTATAAGATTGCTGACACGGAAGAAGAATATAAACATTTCATCACCGAGATGAAGGCAAGAAAAAGTTCTATGGATATTCAGATTGAAAAGGCCGAGAGGCTTTTGAAAGAACTGGAAGATGATGGCCATGAATGAATGCAGACAGTTCATCATCCATCAGATCAAGAATGCAGAATATTCATTGGCATTCTATCGGCAGAAGGTTCTGACGTTGAAAGACGGAACGTCAGAGAAAGATATATATAAGATCCAGTTGATCGATAAACAAATCGAGCTGGAAAAATGGAAGTATTGTTTGAGCATTTTGCAATAGAAGGAGGAAGGAACATGAGTGCATCAAATTATCTTGTGATCCAGGACTGGATGATAGAGGAACTGAAATTGAAGGGCATGGATCTGATCATCTATGCTATCATTTTTGGTTTCTCACAGGACGAAAGATCCGGATTTGTAGGAAGCCAGAAGTACCTCGCATTCTGGTGCAATTCGTCCATAAGAGGGGTCCAGAAATCACTTAATAAATTGACTCAAAATGGTCTCATTTACAAGTCGGATTCAGGGCTCAGGACAAGGAATCTAGACGAACTAAGTTCGTTAAAAAGCGAACAAAGTTCGTGTGAACAAGACGAACAAAGTTCGTGTGAACAAGACGAACAAAGTTCATGTCAAGACGAACTCAGTTCGTGTCGAGGCGAACTTTGTTCCGAAAAAGACGAACTCAGTTCGCCCAATAATATAGATAATATATTTATATTAAAAGAAAAAATAAATAAAAAAGAAAAGTTGGATGCAGACGATGACGAAAAGAAACGTTTCAAAATACCATCAGTCATTGAAATTGCATCCTATTGCAGGAAACGGAACAACACTGTTGATCCACAACGATTTTTTGACTTTTATGAGTCCAAAGGCTGGATGATTGGAAAGAACAAGATGAAGGATTGGAAAGCAGCTGTTAGAACGTGGGAGAACCAGGAGCGAAAGAGAAGGCAAAGCAATGATACATTGCCATACGTCTAGAGGTGATGTCCGATGATCTCAGAAAAACAGGGAACCCTGGAATATCATCTTGCAGCGATTGCCTGTTTTGACGATAAGTTCATCCAAGACCCAAACTTGAAAATTGAACTGTTTACCAATTCAGGTCTTAGAGAAATTGTTAGAGTATGCAAGAAAGTTTTTTCTGCCAAGCATACGCTGGCAATGGAAGACATCGTACTGGAACTATCAAAGGAAGGCCTGGAGAACACATATATATCGTTGATGGATCATGCCTATGAAAAATCAAGGTATGATGATCTGCTGGATCAATTACAGACAAGCTGGATGATTCGTGAATCCTATGCAAAGCTGGAAAGTGTCAATGCTGAAGAGATCACATTTGATGAATATCAGTCTCAGGTTGCTTCACTAGGTAAGGATTTCAATCTGGGCACAGCGTCCAAATGGTCCGAGCAGAAGATTCTGGATGAGCTGCAGCGCAAGGAAGAAAAGATCCATTTCAGGAAGATGGCTTTTTATGAAGAAGTCGTGGCTCCATCCAAGAAGACGGTCAATGTGATTGCTGCAAGGACCGGTGTTGGTAAATCGGCCTATGCGTTGAATATCATGAACGATCTTGCCGAGCAATACAAATGTCTGTATTTCAACCTGGAGATGACAGAGAAAGAAATCTATCAGAGGTTAATGGCCATCCAAAGTGGTGTTCCGATTCGAAACTTTACTTTTATGAAACAGAATGAATTTGTTCGATTTCAGGATGCTGCAAAAAGGTTTGATCAAAAGATGAAGGTGCGAATCTATTCCGGTTCCAAATCGATCGAAGGGGTTCGAAAGATCATAGCCAGAGAATCCAGGAACGAGCATTGCCTGGTGTTCATCGATCATATTGGCTATATCACCAATCGAAAGATCAATAACACACGTGAACGTGTGCAGCAGATCATGATCGATCTGAATAACATTTCAAAGGATTTCGACTGTACCATTTTTGCATTAAGCCAGTTGAATCGTAACGCGGATGATTCACCAAAGCTGATCGATCTAAAGGATTCAGGTGAGGTGGAACAAACAGCACACTCAGTAGTTCTATTGAATGACTGCACCAAGGATTACTCAGATTCGACACCGAGGTACGAGCTGATCTGCGCCAAAAATAGAGGTAGGACCGGAAAAAGAGAGGTTGTATTCAACAAAAATAATCAGCAGTTTCAGAACTTAAAAGGAGGGCTAGTAGTATGATCGCAACTTGCATGAGGGACAAGGCAAAGTCCAATGTTCATATCGCATCATTCAAGAACCAGATGAAATATGGTGCCGAATATGAAGAAGAGATTGTCCCAGGAACAATGATGCTTTTGATCCCGGTGGAAAATGAAGAAATACCGGAAAGTCAAAAATACAGACATTTCATCGTAAACGGGAAGATATATTCATGCCTTTTCGTAAAGTAGGTGATCAGAAGAAAAAAGAAATTTTAAGAAGAAAGATCGATTCTTTTATCGAAGAAGAGATATGCGATGAAAAATCATCCAAAACGATATCTGCATATCGCCGTATCCCTTCTGATTTTGTCGATCAACTAAAAGATGGCCAGGAAGTTACAAAAAAAGATCTTTTATCATACAAGGATCACTTGATCAAAAAATACAAGCCATCAACGGTTAATGTATATCTTACGATCCTGAATAAATTTATCAAATATTGCGAGGTCGTAGAAAACACAGATGATTTTGATTTCACGATGTTGAAAAAACACTATTCAAAAAATGTCGTGAAGAACATTCGTATACAGGCTCCGGACTCTTTGGACGACATCCTAAATCCATCCGATTTCAAGAGGATGAGACGAAAGGCCAAGGAAAAGGGAGACATGCGAACATATCTCATCTTATCGGTATATGGGTTTACAGGCATCCGTGCAAAGGAAATTGATTTCTTTACAGTGGATGCATTAAAAGCATCCAAAGACTTTGTTCAAGTGACAAACAAAGGCAAGACAAGAAAGGTTCCAGTTCCAGGAACATTGAGAAGAGATCTGCTTCGATATGCTAAAGAAAATCATATTGATTCAGGTCCTATATTCAGGAATCCGGATGGACAGCCATTGTCCTATTCCAGGATCTATCGATGTTTGAAAGACCTGGCAGGAGAATGCAGAGGCATCAAGAAGTCAAAGGTGCATCCGCATAGTTTCCGTCATCTGTTTGCCTATTATTTCCTGGAGGGTAATGAAAGCAGATTGGCTGAACTTGCCGATATACTTGGCCATAGTTCTCTGGAAACAACAAGGATATATCTAAGAACAACGATAAAGATGAAAAAACAAAAAATGGAAAGGATCAGATATTAATGAAACATACAAAGCAAGAAATATTGAACGCTTTACATGTAATCAAAGATACATGCTATGAAAGTTATGAAGTAGTAGATGGAGTCAGTTCGTGTTATAAGTGTCCATTTTCCGATTGTGATGGTCATTGCACATTTAACGAACAATTTCCATTATCTTGGGACATCAAAGATGATGAACTTTGGAGGGCGTTTGAATGATGTTGACTAAAGAAGAATGCTTACAAGCATTAAGAGATATCGAATTTAATCTACCTATATCATATATAAATTCTGAATATGGTCTTTTCGTACGTCGTGCATATGTAAATCAAATAGAAATATTAAAAAAACTTATTTATGAGCATTTCGATAATCCACCATTACATTGGGAAGATATTCAAGTAAATGATGTTATTTTTGATAAGGAATTAAAAAAGTTTATACAGATTAAAGAGAAATATAATTTTGATGGAATAAAAGGTATGACGTTTAACATATTTGGAACTCATGAAGTATATGGCGCAACTTTTAATAAGAAACGATGTAAAAATGAAAGATTCTACAGAAAGGAAGTGCAGTAATGAAAATGGAATCATATATCCATAGACTAATGCAATCATTTTCTGGCTCATTCATCAATGGAATAAATGAAATTATTTTATACCCAGAAACAAATCTATATTTTAGATTAGATGATGTAAATAGTGAATTCGATGTGAAATGTAAGTTATTAGAATGGTGTTCAAGAGATGCGTATAAAACTAAACCATATGACAATGAATTAAAAAATAAGGTTTATCAGGAAGAGATAATGGATAACATAAACAATTATCTAAATACGAATTTTACAAAAGAAAAAATGGAATTGATTTATACAAAATTAGGGAATGCTATCAATCATAATCTAACGATCAAGTTTGTAGAAAGTGGTTATGATACGAAGATCTTAGAAAGTAATATGTATGAATGAGCAAGGAACATTATTGAGATTATCTTCAAAGTGCATGAGCTGTAGATATGTTAAAACTTGCAATCATAAACAGATGGAAGTTTTAGCAATTTTGGAGCTTGCAGCAAGTGATGCATCACAACCACAGATTCAACCATTGTTAAGAAAAAAAGATTTAAGAGATATTCATTTAGATAAACATACAACTGTAACTATTGATCTAGAAGAATTGAAAGAACAAATGAAAAAAGATTTTTATAAGAATCTAATGAAGAATGGAGCATAGAAGAATGAACGCAGAAGAGATGTTTAAAGAACTAGGGTATCGATGTTTCAAATATAGCAATAATACGTTATATGAACATGATACAGAAGCAGCATTAGAGTTTGATAAAACAAGAAAAGAATTGATTATCCTATATGGAAAAACGGGCCAGCATAATCTTAATCAGAAGCAATTAAAAGCAATTACTAAGCAAATGGAAGAACTAGGGTGGTTGAATGATTGACTATGATGGATTTTTAGGGGTTCAAGTTACACCTGATAATTCGGAGATGTTATTGGATTTTTTTATAAAAATACACCAAATTTTAATAGGTGAAGAAGAGTTGAAACAACGAAAATTAAAAAACAAACAAATTGAGTTGGAACTAAAGTGTATAGATCCTGGTTTAAACTCGGACTTACACATTACAGGAGGAAATTGGCATGTTAAGAATAATAATGTGGTTGGTGTTCACAATTCTAGCAATTGCAGCAATCATAAATGTGATTGTTAATTGGAAATATAAATATATGACTTATAACTTAGCGTTACTCATTATGTGGGTATGCATCCTTTTTATGTGGATCGCTGTAATTATCAATAATGCTTTTTAGTACCAAATAGAAGGAGAGAAGCAATCATGAAAAATTATGAATTTCACAAAAATAAACTATCTGCCGGAGAAGCAATCTGTATTAGTGCTTTTATTTGCAGACATGGAAAATCTTGTGATGAACTTGAATGTAAAAAATGCGAATTTGACGAAAACTTAGATTTGTCGTTACGTATATTAGAGGGTCAAAAATCTTAAAAAGTTTTTGATGTTGAAAATCGGAAAAGTATTCGATAAATATTGAGTTTTTGGAGCATTAAACGTTGTGAAGATAATATGTAGTAATCTACACATAGAAAGGAGGAGGCATGATTGACAAATTAGTCGATAGAGGATTCGATAAAGTGTGTGATAATCAGGTCCTTTTGATTTATGAAAAGGGGATGGACAAAATCACCATCAACAAGATAGCCAAGACGATAAAAGCAGAAAACACATTCAATGGAAGAGGACTTGAGTTATCGTTTATAGAATTAAAGATCATTTATGAGATGATTAGTGAAATGGAGGATTAGGAAGAAAAAAGAAAACAAGGAACTAAATGACATGATTGCTCGTCAGATTCAGAAGAGTTATACGGCTGACGAACAGAAAAGAAAAGTTCATAAGTTAGGCACGATTTGTGTGCAGAATGAAATTGATGAAAATGATCTTTTTAAATTGATCAGAGATAGAAAGTCGGTCGAAGATTATGAATGGACATCCTAGGAGGTTAGAGTAAATGGACAGAAAAGACTATATCCAAGCAAAAACAGATATTCTTTGGAGCAAGTTATATAACTATCGTAGATTTAATACGGAATACTTGTTTCTTCAAGATGAACTGGCAAAGTTGGATGAGAAGGTAAAGGATCTTCAAAAGCCAAAAGGAATATCGTTAAGTGATGATCGTGTACAGAATCCAAAAAGTCAGGACACGATATTGTTGGAAATATTCACAAAACAAAAGCAAGTTGAGAAGGAAATGCTTTTTGCGTTTGGCAAGATGAGTGAAATACGAACGATCATCAACTTAATAGAAGATGAGGACATCAAGGGTATAGCAATTAAGAAGTTCGTCAATGATGTATCCTGGGATGAATTAGCACATGAGTATTGCTGCGATCGTGGCACTTTGGTCTATAAGATAAAAAAGGAACTTTCGAAATTTCTTCATTTTTCACAATGTGAAAAGGATTAGTGTGTTATTATGATATCGTCAAAAAGATCAGGACAAGAGAGTCTTGGTCTTTTTTTGTGCAATGTTGGGAGAATTGGTGAATCCGATAGTTTGCTAAACTATTGTGCTGTCAGGCACTGAAGGTTCGAGTCCTTCACATTGCGCCAGATGCTGTGTTGGACAGTAGGGAGTCAAGTGGTCTTGAAAACCATCGTCCTTTGCGGGATTGTAGGTTCGAGTCCTACACACAGCGCCAAATGGCAGATTGGTGTAACGGTAACATAACAGTCTCTTCAGCTGTTGAAGATGGTTCGACTCCATCGTCTGCAACCAAAAAGAAAGGTGGATATTCATGGATTATAGCAATAGCCGATGGCGCAAGAAGCGATTGCATATTCTCAAGAAAGATAAGTATATCTGTCAGGTCATGAAGTGGTATGGCTTGAGAGAAGAAGCAACGATCGTGCATCACATCTATCCTGCAGATGAATATCCTGAATATAGATTCTGTGATTGGAATTTGATATCTGTATCAGCCAATGGACACAATAAGCTAGAGAATCGATTGACTGGAGAGTTAACTGATCTTGGACGTTGGTTGATGGAAAAGACGATACCTGGTCAGGACTGGCGAACGAGCAAAGAGAGGTATTCAATATGACGGAATTACTTGAATCAATCGACATGACATTGAAACTATATCTTGGCTATCGTGCCGGTCTGATAACGCAAAAACAAATTGCAGAATATCTAGGCATCGACATCGATGCACTGGAAAAAGAAAAATATTTTTTATAGATCCCCCCCTGTTTTTGAAATCGATTCGTAATCAACGAATCTGGGGGAGTGGAGGTTTTTCCAACTCTGGTTGATTTTTGGAGTTAAAGAGAGGCAAGGAGGTGAGGTTCGAAAAATGGCCAATAGAAAAGTGTATGATCGAAAATATCAAATCGTTAAGAAAACCAAAGAAAACATGCAGAATCTGGGCACTTTCAAAAAAGAGTTCGAACCTACGATCCGAAGATATGCAGATGTAAGAATCCAATATGATTCTTTAAACCGTTCAATCGCAAAATCTCTAAAAAACTCTGAAGACATTCCACCTTCATATTTCAAATCAATTGATAATTTACAGAAACAATTGCTCGTACTTGAAGATACATTGGGTTTGACTCCAAAAGGATTAAAGACTTTACAAAGGCATGGCTTAGAAACGAAGAAAGTATCCATGTTAGAAAAGGCTTTAAGTGGCGGAATTTAGTGGTAAGTATGCATCGGATGTCCGATGGTATTGCGAGCAAAGACTTTCTGGAAAGGTCAAATGTAATGAGTACCAGTTAAAAGGGATTGAAAGATTTTACCGAGATCTTGAAAATGACAAATATGAATTCGATTCGAAAGATGCGGATTTTGTTATTGGTATTATTGAAAAGATAATTTGTCACATGCAAGGTGAGACACAAGAAGGAGAACCATTACGTGGGACTCCTTTTCTTTTGATGCCTTTTCACAAATTTATCGTTTATAACATTTTAGGATTTTATCACAAAGGAACTTCGATCAAGAAGTTTCATGAAGCTTTGATCTTCATTCCAAGAAAAAATGTTAAGACAAGTTTCTCTGCTTCATTGGCATATGCGCTTGGACTTCTTTATCGAAAGAGCGGTTCAAAGGTATATGTTGTTGCAGCTGCATTAAATCAGACTTTGGAAACATTCAATTTCTTAAAATACAACATCAAGCACATGGGTGAAGATGACAATGATGGTGGACACTTTCACATCATCGATAACAATAATGAACATTCCATTAAAGCAGAGATTGCCGATGGAATGTTTGAGTTGAAAGCTTTGGCTGCCAATCCGGATGCGCAGGATTCGTTCAACTGTAATGTAGCGATTGCGGATGAGATCCATGCTTTTAAAAAGCCGAAACAATATAACCTTTTCAAAGAAGCGATGAAAGCTTATACCAATAAGCTCATGATCGGTATCTCTACTGCCGGTGATGATCCAAACAGTTTCTTAGCGCAAAAGGTCAAATATTGCAAACGTGTATTGGATGGTGAAATCGAAGATGAACAATACTTCATCTTTATAGCGGAAGCCGATATGTCAACCAATGATAAAGGTGGTAAGTATTTAGATTATTTGAATCCAGATGTGCAGGCAATGGCCAATCCAGGAATTGGTCAAAGCGTACGTGCTGCGGACCTGATGAACGATGCGATTCAGGCGCAGAATGATCCACAACAGAGAAAGGACTATTTTGCAAAATCGTTGAATGTATTCACAAATCAGATCGATACATATTTCGACATGCCTTTGGTTGTAGCATCGGATATGAAGTACGATTGGACGATCGAAGAACTGGCCAAGTTACCAATCAAATGGTATGGCGGTGCGGACTTATCCAAACTCCATGACTTGACCGGTGTGTGTATCTATGGCCGATACAAAAATGTCGATATCTGTATCAGCCATGCGTTTATTCCAAAATCCGTTGCCAACTTAAAAGCAGATGAGGATAACATTCCAGTATTTTGGTGGGAAGAAGAAGGATGGTTGACGATCTGCAATAGCAACGTGATCGAATATGAAGAAGTTGTGAATTGGTTTATCAAAGTTCGAAAAGCCGGATTCAAGATTCGATGGGTCGGATATGACAGGCGATATTCAAGAGAATTCATATTGAAAATGAAACGTGCTGGATTCAAGATCCGAGATCAAAAGCAGTTATATGTTGAAAAGACGGAAGCCTTTCGAGAAATCGAAAAGAAATTCAATATGCAGGAATTCTATTACTTGCATAACAAAGCTTATGAATATTGTGTCGGGAATGTCAAAGTTGTTGAAGACAGTGACGATTTTGTAAGATTTCAAAAAGTCATGCCGAACCAACGTATCGACTTGTTCGATTGCAGCGTGATCGGATGTAAGCAAATGTTGATTGCAAATGAAAAGTCGACATCTGCATCCATGTTTATTGATTAGTAGGAGGTGATATCTTGTCAAAGAAAAAGAATATTAAACGTAAGCAAACTAGATCTACTTCGAAACAAGATAGATCTTCCTTTGGATTATGTGTGAGTGACTGGGATTCCATTGTTGCCGATGGATATGTCCCATTGTCACAGAATCCAGAAATTATAAGTGCGGTCAATAAGATTGCCAATTTGATAGGAACCATGACGATCTATTTAATGGAAAATCGTAAAAATGGAGATTATCGAATTAAGAATGCATTATCAAAAATGGTGGATGTAACTCCAAATCCATACATGACACGCTCTACATTTGTTGCTGGAATCGTACGATGCCTTCTTTTGGAAGGGGATGGAAATGCAGTTATTTTTCCAAGCACGAAAAGTGGATTGTTGGAAGGTTTGTATCTGTTGTCACCTGGAACTGTTTCATTTATTCAAGATGGTTTTGGATACAAGATGGGATACAATGGAAAATACTATTCGAATGATGAATTGATTCATATAGTGATGAATCCAGATCCATATTATCCTTGGAAAGGGACCGGATATCGAAAGTCTTTGAAGTCAGTTGCAAATACACTGAACCAAGCTTCATCGACAAAAAAAGAATTTATGGAGAGCAAATGGAAACCATCGATCATTGTCAAAGTTGATAGTATGACCGATGAATTTTCTTCAAAAGAAGGAAGATCCAAGTTGCTAGAAAAATATGTTTTATCAAACGAAGCCGGAGAACCTTGGTTGATACCAGCCGATGGCTTTGATGTAGTACAAGTGAAACCATTATCACTGAACGATCTAGCGATCAGTTCAAGTGTTGAAATGGATAAAAAAACGGTGGCCTCTCTATTAGATGTGCCACCTTTTGTTTTGGGTGTTGGAAATTTCAATCGAGACGAATGGAACAACTTTATCAACACTCGAATCAATGTGATTTGCACTGCAATCCAGCAGGCATTCACACGATCCTTGTTGATCAATCCAGATTGGTATTTCAAATTCAATCGCAGATCGTTGATGTCTTACGATCTTCAAACACTGTCGACGGTGGCATGTGATTTGATGGCACGAGGCATCATCAGTAGAAACGAAGCAAGAGACTCTATGGACTATTCACCGAAGGAAGGACTAGACGAACTTGTCATGCTTGAGAATTACATACCAGCAGGAATGATCGCAGATCAGAAGAAATTGAGTCAAGGAGGTGAGAACAAATGAGAGGTGAAAGACAGATAAGAAGTATCCATTCTAAATTTGAAACTCGTGAAGATGAAGGGAAAAAATTCATCAGTGGATACTTTGCAGTGTTCAATTCAAATTACGAATTATGGGACAAGGCTTCTGAAAGTATTGATCCACATGCATTTGATGAAACATTGGGAAATGATGTACGTGCATTGATTGATCATCAGACGCATTTGGTTTTAGGCCGAAACAAAGCTGGAACATTGACATTACGCATTGATTCCAGAGGGCTTTGGGGAGATATCGAAATCAATGAGTCAGATCAAGATGCCATGAATTTATATGCACGTGTTCAAAGAGGGGATGTTGACCAATGTTCTTTTGGCTTTTATATCCAGGAAGAGAAATTTGAAGAAAGAGAAGATGGTTCCGTTCACTGGACGATTCTAAAAGTAGATCTCTATGAAGTATCTGTTTGTACTTTTCCTGCATATGAAGAAACATCGGTTTCTGCACGAAAAGCCGACTTGAAATCAATTGAAAAAAGAAAGGTCGATCAATTCAAATCCGATCTTTTAAAACGTTTGAAAGGAGACAAATAAGTATGTCATTAAGAGTTTTGATGGCTCGAAAAAAAAGAGATAACGCTAAAAAGCAATTGGAAGTTTTAAGAGCAAAAGATGCTGATTTCGAAAAAAGAGAAGCTGAATTAGCTGAAGCTGTTGAAGAGTTGAACGAAAATTCAACAGAAGAAGAAAAGGCTGCAGTTCAAGAAGAAGTTGATAAATTTGAACAGGAAAAAGCGGATCATGAACAATCTAAACAAGATCTAGAAAAAGATATTGAAGAAGTAGAAAAAGAAATCGAAGAAGTTGAAAGTAAAAATCCGGGAGAACCAAAGGCTCCGGAAGTTCCAAACGATGGTGAAGGTCAAGCAAGATCAAAAGGAGGATTTAAACCAATGAACAAAAGAAGCAAATACTTTGGAAATACGATTCAGGAACGTGATGCATTCTTTGCACGTGAAGATGTAAAACAATTCTTAGGAAATGTTCGTACTGCAATCAAAGAAAAACGTGCAATCGATAATGCAGGTCTTTTGATTCCTGAAGTTATGTTGCCAATCATTAAACAGATTGCAGAAGAAAATTCTAAATTATTGAAACATGTAACAGTTCGTAATATTTCTGGTACAGGACGTCAGAATATCATGAATGATATGCCAGAAGGTATCTGGACTGAAATGTGCGCTTCATTGAATGAATTATCTTTAGGATTTAATGATGTCGAAGTGGATGGTTATAAAGTTGGTGGTTACTTCGCAGTATGTAATGCAACTTTAGAAGATAGCGATGAAAACTTAGCTGCTGACATTGTGGAAGCATTAGGGAAAGCAATTGGGAAGGCAAAAGATAAAGCGATCCTTTATGGATTTGGTACAAAAATGCCATTAGGTATTGTAACTCGATTGATGCAAGAATCTAAACCAAGTGATTATTCAAACACTGCACGTGTTTGGAAAGATCTACATACATCAAATGTATTTACTGGTACAAACTTAAAAGGTGTTGCATTATTCCAAGATATCGTTGATAAATCATCTTGCACATACAACGATTATTCAAACAGTGAATTGACTTGGGTCATGAATAAAAAGACTAAGAATAAACTGATGATTGAAGCAATGGGTACAAACATGAACGCTGCAATCGTTAGCGGTATGAACAATACAATGCCAGTTGTTGGTGGTACAATCGAAACATTAAATTTCATTCCTGATAACACAATCATCTTTGGACAATTCGATTGTTACTTGTTTGCAAATCGTGCTGGACAGAAAATTGAACAGTCTAAAGAATGTCGATTCTTGGATGATCAAACAGTATTCAAAGGTACTGAACGTTGTGACGGTACACCAGTTATTGCAGAAGCCTTTGGTATCATGACAATTGATGATACTGCTCCAGTTAAGACAATCGCATTCACAGCTGATACAGCAAACGATGCAACTTTGGAAAGCTTAACATTAGGATCTGAAACCTTATCATTCAGTCCAGATACTTACGCATATACTGTGACAGCTACTGGAACTGAAGCTCAAGTGGATGCAGTTGCAGCACAAGATGGAGCACGTATTACTGTTGAATACGCTGGAAAGAAAATCAACAATGGTTCAAAGATCAAATTTGAAACAACAGAAAAAACATTGAAGATCAATGTTAAACATGGCATGGGAAATACAACTTATACCGTAAAAGTTAAGAAAGATGCTGAATAATCATGCTATTGGATAAAGAAGATAAGCTAGATCTTTTAAAGCGTAATCTTCAATTAAATACAACTGCCAACGATGAATATCTAAATGCTTTGCTGGATCAAGCTGTTGCATTGATGAGACGTAGAGGAATTGTAGAAGAGGACTCGATGGATTATCATATGGCACAGGTTGATTATGCTGCGTTTCTATTTAGAAAGCGTGCTAATCTAGAAGCACCATTCCCTGAACATTTGAAGCAGGAATTGAGAGATATTTTATTCTCTCAAAAAATGAAATGACATTTGATGACGGTATCGTCAAGATCTATCGAAAAGTGAATGAAGCTGGCAAGGGAGAACTTCCTAAGCCAGCTCTTTCTTTTAAATCTTGGCATTATTTTTCTTATGGCATTTTGGGATATGGTCGATTTTATGAAGCAAAAAAATTAGATGAACAGTTGGAAGATGTAATCAATATCGAAAGGAACCGCCAAATTCATATTGGAGATATTGTAGTTCTGGAAGATGGAACACAATGCAGTATCAATACCATCAAACATTTAAACGATGAAGATGGGATTGGTTATACAGAATTGGCATTGGGACATATCAATGAACAGTTTGATTTCAAAGATTAAGAAGATCCATACCGCTTTAAATTCAATTCAATTTGATCATATCTATCATTACGATGCATCGACTTCTTCCAGTAATCGGTATATTGTGTGGCAAGAAGAGGCACAGGCAGATTCAAATTATTTGAACAATAATTTGGAAGAACAGACAGTACAGGGGTCCATCGATTTTTACACAAAAACAGAATTTGATGATTTGGCGGATGAAATTCAAAAAACACTGGTTGCACATAGCATCGCTTTTTCATTATTTTCAATTCAGTATGAAAAAGAAACAGGATACATTCATTACACATGGAACTGGGAGGTTTCGTGATGGCTAAAATTGAAATGGGTAAAGGCTTTGATGCCTATCTTTCAGCGTTAGAAAAATGGGAAAAGAAAGACAATGTACCTGTTATGAAGATGGCACTCTATGATGGTGCAAGTGTGGTACTGGATGCGTTGCATCAGGAGATATCAACGTGGTCTGGAACCGATCCGATGAATGGACCGACTTCCATTGATAAAGAGGACCTTTTAAAAGGTTTGGGTATTTCTCCTATGGATTATAATGGAAATGATGTAGATGTGAAAATAGGATTTGCCGGATATGGACATAAAACTGCTAAATATAATGAAAAAGGAGTTCCAATTCCGATGATTGCAAGATCGATCATTGCTGGTACTTCCTTTCGTAATAAGTATGATTTTGTCGGTAAAGTTGTAAGAAAAACTAGAAATCAATCCATTGAAAAAATGGATGAAACTTTAAATAAAGAAATAGAAAAGAGGTTAAGCAATGGCTAAAAAAGGTTTATCAAGATTGTTCTTTGCAAAATACACCTATGCAGCAGAATCTGGTGTTAAATATACCGATGGATGCGAAACAGAGAAACTAGCATCGTATTCCGTTGAAACAGAGTCGAGTGATGATAGCGATCTTTATTTGAACAATGGTGTTGCTGAAACAGAAAAAGGACGATTCACAACAGGAACTTTGACACATTCAACTGGTGATTTAACCAATGAAACTTCAAAATTGATTTTAGGTTTGAAAACAACAACTGTAACTATCGAAGGAATTGATGGTTCTGGTGTTGAAGAAATGATCTATGATGATGATGTCAAACCGATTGATTGTGGTGTTGGTTTTGTTGAATTGCATCAAACGAATGGAAAAGAATTCTATCGTGCAATTGTATTAGCACGTGTTGCCTATAATCTTCCAAACACTTCTGCAAACACAAGAGGTGAATCTGTTGAATGGCAAACGCAGGAAGCAACCGCTCGTATTTTACGTTCTGAACAAAAAGATAGAACATATAATCATCCTTGGAAGTATAGTGCAGATCTAGATTCAGAAGACAATGCAGTGAAATATATCAAACATAAATTGAATATTACTGATTCTGGGAAATAGAGGAAATTGAATGTTAACAAAAGTGATTTATATCGATATTGATGGAAAAAGTTATCCAATGACTTTTTCCCTTGCTTGTTTAAAACACATGGATTCAATTCAGATGATCGCATCAAAAGTGCAGAAGAATCAAAGTATATCGGATTCTGCAGAGGTCATTGCACGTATGCTTTCAGCTATGATCACAAGTGGTTGTTATTATTGCAATGAAATGCATCTTACAAATTATAAAAACTCACCGGCTGAAAATGGAAAAATCAAACCATTGTCTGAAGAAAAGATTCTGCATTTTATTCCTGCCGATGAACAAAGCTTGAAGTATGTTGTTCAGAAGATCCAATTATGTGTAAATGTATCAAACGCTAAGAGCATCAATGCAGTGAATTCTGTCAATTCAAAAAAAAAGAAGAAAAAGCGCTAAGAGGAGACAGTAATCTTTACCTTTATGCACGTGCAATAGGGTTGGGGATGAAGCCTGCTTTGGTAATCCATATGCCGATAGGAGAACTGTCGGAAATTGTGGATTGCAATCTTATTTTGAATGGATATTGTGATGAATATCTAGCATCAGATGATGCATATGTAAACGTAGATCTAGAGTAGGAGGTGTATATCGAAGCCATATGATATTGGTCCGAAAATATCGATTAAAGGTGAAAAAGAATTTAATCAGTCGATCCAACAGATTAATCAATCTTTAAAAGAGTATGGTTCTGAATTAAAAGCAATTTCTACTCAATTTGATGAGAATGGAAACAGTCAGGATGCATTGATTCAAAAGAATCAAAATTTGCAAAGGCAATATGACCTTCAACAACAGAAAATCAAGTTATTGAATGATCAACTTGAAAAGCAGACCGCTTATTTGAATGAGCAAAGGCAGGAGATCGAACGATTGACTGCTGAATATGGAGAGAACTCGAAAGAGGTTCAGAAAGCAAGAAATGCGTATGCTTCGACTGAATCCAGTATTTCAAAATTAAAAACATCCATCAATGAAACAACATCGTATTCGAATAAATTATCGAATGATATTAATAAGAATAATAAGATGTTGGATGAGATGGCATCTGGGTCAAGAGATGCTGCAACTGGTTTAGAAAAAGTCGGAGACTCTGCCAATGATGCATCCAATGATTTAGATGATATGAGTTCATCAGCTGATGAACTCAATGAAAATTTTAAAAAAGCCTTTAGTGCAGAAGCGGTTGCTGACTTTGCTTCAGGTGTAACAGACAGCTTAAAAGGTGTAGTCGAAGAATCTAAAGAATATTTAAAAATCATGGGTTCTTTGGAAACTTCTTCTAAGAATTTAAATTACACAACAGCCGAAACTACGCAAACATACAATCTATTGTATGGAGTGTTGGGTGACACACAGACTGCTGCTACAACTACTGCCAATCTTCAGGCACTTGGTTTGGAACAACAGGATTTGATCAATATCACCAAAGGTGCAATTGGGGCTTGGGCAACGTATGGAGATTCTATTCCAATTGATAGTTTGGCTGAATCTATCAACGAAACGATTCGAGTTGGCCAAGTGACAGGTACATTTGCCGACATGTTGAACTGGGCCGGAACCAGTGAGGATGCCTTTAATGAAAAGTTGGCAAATTGTTCCAGTGAATCAGAACGTGCAAAATTAGTGCTTCAGGAAATGGCAAATCAAGGATTGATTGGTGCTGCCGATGCTTGGAATGCAAACAATAAGAACCTTGTCGATGCAAATTTGGCACAGGAAAATTACAATAAAACGATGGCTGAATTGTCTGAAACGATCATGCCATTGTTTACTACGGTCATGCAAATTGTGACGGAAATCGTTAAATTGTTTACACAATTGCCAGAACCAATTCAATTAGGGATTGTTGCGATATTAGGCATCATCTCATTACTGTCCGGACTCGCTCCAATCATAACCGCTATTGGAATGGCAAGTGGAGGTGCGGCGGTAGGAACTGGTGCATTATCTACCACATTATTACCGATTGCAGGAGTAGTGTTGGGTATCATCGCAGCAATTACTGCATTGATATTAGTGATCCAAAATTGGGGAGCGATAACGGATTGGATTGGTCAAAAGTGGGATGAATTAAAACAATGGGCATCGAACCTTTGGGAGAGTATCAAAGCTTCCTGGAATGAAGGTATTGAAAATGTAAAGAATAAATTGGACAGTTGGGCGCAGGGAGTTGCAGATACATTCTCCAATGCATTGAATTCTATTAGTCAATGGATATCGGATACGATTTCTTCTGTGGCCGAATGGGCATCAAATTTAGTCAACAAAGGAAAAGAAGCAATCGATAACTTTTGTTCAACGATTGGAAACGCTGTATCATCGTTGCCAGGCAAATTCCTTCAATGGGGACGAGATATGATCAACAATTTCATTCAAGGGGTCAAAGAAAAATTGAGTGGATTATTTGGAATCTTCGGAAACATTACTGGATGGATTCGAAAGAATCTGCACTTCTCCGTGCCGGATGAAGGTCCTTTGGCAGATGCTGATACTTGGATGCCGGACTTCATGGATTTAATGGCAAAAGGAATTCATGACAATCGTTCAAAAGTTCAAAAAGAAGTCATGAATTTGGCCGATATGATGAAGCTAGAACCATCATATAATTCAAGTAGTCGAACAGTCACAAATCCTACGATTGTTGTAAACACAACAACATCATTGGATGGTAGAGTGATTTCAAAAAACACAGAAAAGCACATTGGAAATAGACAGGAAAGTTTGGCATATATGAAAGGATGATCGTATGAGAGATGATATTTATTTAGACTATAGATCATGCATCAAAATAGGATTGTTTCCGGTCAAACCGCCTGTCATTCCAACTGCCAAAAAGCAATACAATGAAGTCACAATTCCAGGAAGAGATGGTATCTTTTATGAAGACCTAGGCACATACGATGATATCGTGCTTCCTGTTGAATTTAATTTTCAATCAAAAAAGAAAACAGTTGATGAACGCTTCCGATATTACAGAAGCGTTCTTTTCAATGTTAAAGAATTGGTGCGTGATAGTGATCCAGATATGTATTATCGAATTAAAAAGATTGAGATAGGCAATTTGGATCGTGGCACTTCCAATACGATAGGCACGTTCCAATGTGATTTTACATTGGATCCTTATGCCTATTTAAGAGCTGGCAAAAAGAAAATGACTCCTAATCGAGTAAAATTCAATCAATATGATGTATGCCATCCAATTTACGTAATTACTGGTGAAGGTGTTTGCCAAATCAAAGTGAATGGGAATACTGCATCGGTCAATGTGACAGATACAGTTTATATCGATACAGACTTACATCTATGTTATCGAGATGATGGCACATGGATCAATACTTCTTTGAGTGGTTATTATGAAGATCTGTATTTGAAACATGGAATAAATGAATTGTCTTTTTCTTCTGGATTTGATGTTCGCATTATTCCAAATTGGAGGACGATCGTATGATAAGTATATATTCTCCAGGCAATGAAGGTTTTGAAAAGAATGGAAATTGTACTTTATTTCCGACATCATGTATTGCTCACTTTGAAATTAATGGAGAGTGGACGGTCACAATGATACATCCACTTGATGAACGATCTGATTTTATAGAAAAAGATGCAATATTGAAAGTTCCAACTCCATATGGAGATTTACTTTATCAAATTAAAAAATATGATAAATCAGATTATGACGTTCAAGTGACAGCTTATCCAATTTTTTTAAGAGCCAAAGGACTGGCTCCTTTTTTATGGGATAAACGAGCAGTCAATTGTACCGGTCAAAATGCACTAGATATCATTCTAGGGGATAGCAATTATCAAGGGGAATCGAATATCACAAAGACTTCGACTGCTTATTTTGAACAAATGAATGTGATCCAGGCAATTAATGGTGATACAGACAATTCCTTTATCAATCGATGGGGTGGCGAGATTGCCTGGTTGAACAATAAAGTGTTGATCAATGATAGACTTGGCGAAGAAAATCAATTCAGGGCCGAATTTGGATATAACTTATCTGGAGTCACAGAAACTTATGATGATTCAGAAGTCATTACTCGAATATATCCTAAAGCATTCAATGGGTATATGCTTCCAGATCATGAGAGTATCGATAGTCCTTTGATCAATAACTATACAGAACCAAGACCGCAGATTGTCGAATACTCAAATATCAAATTAGCTTCGGATGCATCGGAAAACGATGCAGAGAATGGAGTGATTGTCTGTGAAACATTGGATGATTTATATGATGAATTGCGGAGCGCTGCATCCAAAGATTTTGAAAATGGATGTGATCTTCCAAAAATAACATATCAAGTATCTTTGGTTGATTTATCGAGATTGGACATTTACAAAGAATTCAAAGATTTGGTGAAAATCAATCTTGGAGATTCTGGAAAAGTTCGTCATCGAAAAATGAAGATTGAAACAACGCAAAGAGTCATATCAATGGATTATGACTGTATTTTAGAAAAAATAGATAGCATGACATTGGGAAGCGATACTGCTTCCTTTTTTGAAAAAGTAGGGTCAGTCACAAGCTCTTATGAAAAAGTTGTCGACATGAAAAGCAATACTGTCATTGCGGAAAAGGTGCAAGGCATTATCAATGCTGCAAAGGCATCTTTAAAAGCACAAAAAGATGTTGCGCATAAACAAGAGATACGTGCCATGCTATTTGAAGATTTGGATCCAAACAGTCCAACCTTTGGCGCTATGTGTGCTGGAACACAGGGAATTCAAATTTCAAAAAAGAGGAATGAAACCAATACGGACTGGGTATGGGGAACCGCTATTGATTTTGAATCGATTATTGCGGATTACATCATCACAGGTATTCTTTCAGATAAAAATGGAAACTTCTATCTGAATATGGACACCGGTGAATTGGTCATGAATGATGGGACGTTCAAAGGGGTGCTAAATACGTACAAAGATGTAGGTATTGGCAATTGGTTATATCTAGGAACGCAAGCTACCGATGGTAACTTTTCAGCATCTGGTATGACAGTTGGGCCATTAGGGTCAGGCACCGAGAATAAACCATTGATAAATATGTGGGGTAATCAAAATAATCGTTCAGGATCCATAAATATTCTTCCATTTAGTGGCGCAGATGATTGTAGTATTTTTTTGACTCGTGATAACAATGAAAATTCAATTCAATTGAAAACTTCAGCTTTAACAATCAACGGAAAAGGTGGTTTGACAGGAACATACCGAGTAGAAAATTCATTAACCGTTGAAAAAGGATTAGTCACAGGAGTCAGCTAATGGCACAGTCATTTCAAACATTTGTCAACACGTATAATGGGACTGGTCATGATGTGGATGGCTATTATGGTGCTCAATGCTGGGATGGTTATGCATTTTATGATCAATGGCTAGGATATAGTCCGATCCATTGTACTGCTACCGGCGGTGCACGTGACCTTTGGGAACGGAGATACTCCAATGGAATGCTGAATAATCACGATATCGTGACTGGTTCATTGCAGGATGGAGATATTGGTGTTTGGACCAATGCATACGGTGGAGGTTATGGTCACGTTGCCATGTATTACAAAGGTCAGTGGTTCGGTCAAAACCAAGGCGGTCCAGCTTATCCTGGTGGAGGTGCAGTATACAATATTGTTTCATTATCTTATCCAGATGGTGGAGTATTTAGACCAAAGTGTTATGCCAGTGGTTCCGGTGGAACAAAGAAAGTTTTAGAACTGAATCTTCAGAACGGATTAGTTGTTGGTGCAAAATGGATAGAAGTTGAAATCTAGGAGGTGATGTGATGAACTACATATCTTTTAAAAATAAAGATGTAACTCACGTCATAGATTGCATGCAATACGATACAGATCGTACTGCTGAATTTATGATAGAAGAAGTTGTCAAAAATAAAAATATTACGTATGAAATTGAAACCACAAATGAAAAAGAAGTAAAAGGAGACTGTACGATATCAGATGATAATGTGGTCTCTTTTTTGATTCCGGAAAATGTAACAGCATCTCCTGGTATTTACAAAGGTCAATTAATATCAAGAGATAGTGCTGGGTCATCAGCTCAAATCAGCAGTTTTCCTTTTTTGGTTTCAGTTGAAAAAGCAGTTCATGATCAAGATGATCCATATGAAGTCGCATTGTCTGAAGTTAGACAAGCGACACAAGAGTGTATCGATGCAACAGAAGACTTGAATGATATTAAGAGCGCTGCTCAAACTGCTACAAGTTCTGCCAATAGCGCTGCTTCATCAGCAAACGCAGCCGCAAGCAAAGCAAACACTGCAGTTAGCACAGCAAATGCTAAGATTCAAGAGATGGAGGGAATCATTGATCGCTTTGGAGATATAAACCCAGAGGATTTGGTGACTCCAAGTGAGTTGAACTCTTTAAAAACTGAATTAATAAATTTGATCAATGGAATCAAGAACGGTACTACTGATGTCATGATTGAAGTGGAGGGTTCATAATATGCGAACTCTCAAATTTAATGTACGTGGTCAGACTTTGGAAAAAGATTCAAAGTGTGATTATGGCAACATTGTCGCTGGATCCAAAGGATATCTATTATTTGAATTCAATTTTTCAGAAGAATTGAATGGATATCGAAAGGTCGCATGCTTCATTGATGGGCCGGATATTGAGTATGTACCAATCATCAATGAGCGATGTATCGTTCCAGACAATGTGACTGACTCAAGAAAGATATCATTCTTTCTGACTTTCGTTGCAAATGATCAAAAGTTTGCGACTAATAAATTATCAATTAAACAGGAGGTGATTGTGCAATGAAAACATTAGATGATGCACTAGCTGTCCTGGATACTCAACAAGAAGAGATTCAATACTGTACGATCGATCCAGAAACACGTGAAATCACTGTGCCGGATACATATAAAATTTTAGGTGTTGAATCCGATGAAGATGTAGAAAGGGTCTATTTTAAATGTCCTAAGATTGTAGGAGACAATATAGATCTTTCAAGTCTTGTAATTTTTGTAAACTATCAAAATGCATCTGGAGAAAAAGACAGATATTACTGTGATGATGTATCGGTAAAAGGAGAAGAAATAACCTTTAGCTGGTTGATATCACGTAAGTGTGCGAAAGCACCTGGCACAATTCAATTTATTGTTTGTGCTAAGAAGTCTGTCGAAGAAGATGTAACTAATGAATGGAACACAACGATTGCTGAATCTGAAATATTGAAAGGTTTGGAACCTGAAACATCAATTCCTGAAGATCAGCAAGATATCGTGATGCAATTGATAGAAAAGTTAAATACATTGATAGAAATGGGTGGTGCAGATGCACCATCGTTCTATATCAATGACGAAGGCCATTTAATCGCAGTATATAATTCATAACGGGGGGGGGGTATAAGCAATGGCAAGAGAAGTAGATTTAGGTGTAGTAATTCCTAGTATTGGTTCAAATGGTAACTGGTATGTTGGAACAACTGATTTAGGAAAGCCAAGTCGTGGCGCTCAAGGTGCCAAAGGAGACACAGGCGCTCAAGGCGAGCAAGGAATCCAAGGTCCAGCCGGTAAAGATGGTACTGGTGTTAACATCAAAGGTTCTGTTGAGAATGAAACCTCACTTCCAGGAACTGGTACAGCTGGTGATGCATATTTAGATGGTAGTGGTACTCTTTGGGTTTATGTTGGGTCTGGCGGAGATTCTACAAATGGAAAATTCAAAAACGCTGGTAACATCAAAGGCCCAAAAGGTGACAAAGGTGATAAAGGCGATAAAGGTGATCAAGGAATTCAAGGCCCACAAGGTGACCAAGGTCCACAGGGTGAAAAAGGTGAAACCGGTGCACCTGGTGCTAAAGGTGAACAAGGTCCTAAGGGTGACCAGGGAGAACAGGGTCCTCAAGGTTTACAAGGACCAGCTGGTAAGGATGGTATCACTCCTGATCTTTCAATCGATGAAAATGGTCATTTAATCGCAACTTATGATGAGTAGGAGGTGATGGTGATGTCAAGACGAGTTGATCTTGGCAAAGTAGTTGGTCCTCAAGGACCACAAGGCAATACTGGTGCCAAAGGGTCAGATGGAGTATCTGTAACAAGTGTTGAGCAAACTACCACTTCCACAGCCGATGGTGGAACCAATGTGATTACAGTAACATTATCGAATGGAACGAAAAAGACCTTTAATGTCAAAAATGGCAGCAAAGGTTCAACAGGTGCCAAAGGTGATACTGGATCTCAAGGTCCTCAAGGCAAACAAGGAGCACAAGGAATTCAGGGTCCTAAAGGTGATACAGGGCCAGCAGGAGCCACTCCAACCATTGGTACAAATGGCAATTGGTATATTGGTGGCTCTGACACAGGAAAGCCAAGCCGAGGTGCTCAAGGACCGCAAGGACCACAAGGGAAACAGGGTGCTCAAGGACCACAAGGACCGAAAGGCGATACTGGTCCTCAACCATCTCTTTCTAACAGTTTGACTTCAACAAGCACTACAGTCGCTCTGACTGCTGCACAAGGTAAAGCTTTAAATGATAAAATCACAAATATTTTAAATGGTGTATCAGCACCGATGACAGAAGTTTAGCCACTAGAGATAGTGGCTTTTATTCTGCCTATTAAAAGGAGGAAATTCTTATGGCATTATTTAAATTTAAATCAAAAGGAAAAACTAGACAGCTAGTCGATTTAATATATCCGGTCGGCTCTATTTATATAAGCACTGCTTCAACCAATCCAGGAACCTTGTTTGGTGGTACTTGGGAAGCGTTTGCGCCTGGTAGAGTTTTAATTGGTGCTGGTCAAGGAAATGACGGTACTACAAGTATGTCCTTTACGTCTGGAGCAGAAGGTGGAAATTATTTAATTAAATTATTGGAATCTCAATTGCCACAACATACACATACAGGTATGGGTGGCCCTTTAATGATTGCCGGTACTGGAGATAGAGCACAAATTGCATCAGGAACAAACGCTACCTATGGGACAACAAATGGTGGGGAAAACTGTAATAACGATGCTATAAACATTCAAAATCCTTATACCGTTGTTAACATGTGGAGGAGAGTTAGCTAACTCTCTTCCACATATAAACTGAAAAATAAGGAATAATGTTATCGGCTATTTTTGTTTTACCATACGAAACATAAACATCAGCATTTGTTGTTTCTTTTTCATGAGATGTTTTACTAAAAGTCTCTGAAACTTGATAACCTGCATTAGTTGGATTCGCCCAATCGTCACCATTCTGCACAAGAATTTTAGATCCGATTAAACCGTAAAACTCTCTAAATTGTAGTCCATAATCATGCTGATGCTTATATTTACCACCTGTAGAATTAGCAGTAAAGGACATACCTAAGCGGTACGTCTAAACATATATACACCAATGCCAGGCATGATATTATCTGTATTTTCAGTTTTGCCAGATATCCCAATTTGAGATGCATTTGTTTCACTATCAGTTCGATCTGTCATTGACTGTAAATCCGATGATCCAATATAGAGTCGCATATTCTCAGGATAATTAGTTCCATTGTTGATTTCGCGATAATCCATGTACATTCGATTACCACTTGCAAAATGATTCCAATCCGCACCAAGAGTTCCTGGATTGTGTTGATGCTTGTATTTTCCATACGTTCCTAGAGAAGTAAAGGACATACAT